AGTGCTTTCAGTATCAAAGTATTCGACAATGTAAGACGTATAGAATGCTTTAGCCAAGTCAATATAAGACTTACCTTCAGAAAACCAGTCGTTCATTGGTTGAACCTGTTTGGTATGAATGTTAAGTTGATTTCTCCAACGATTGTAATCATCCCACTTAGCACTATGACCAGTACCTTCTACTGCAAAACAAGTAGTAACTACAGGATCTGAATTTGTGGAAATAAAACCACCACCTAAATTCAAAGTAGGAGTAACCATATTTTGCTCAATATTGTCATAATATGCAGCTAATGTATGTGGAAGACCAACAACAATGAGAGCATCTACTGTAGCAGCTGCACCTGATGCAGCACCATTAAGAATTTCAATAGTTGAAGTATTGGTAAGAGTTGAGTCTTGTACCAATGAAGCAAGAGCTTGACAAAGTTCAACAGAACTTGGAAGAACTTGAACTACACCATTAATAGTTTGGAAACTGATATTGGTTGTAGGAGTGATAGTTCCCAAGGCTTGTCCTGAACCACCACCTACTTTAACACCAAGTACCACAACGTTTTTATTACCTTTACGTGTACCAGTGGTAACCATTTTAGATTGGCTATTAAAAGTAGTAGCTAGACGTTGTAAAACATAGTCAAGTGGTTGAGTAATAGAAGCTGTAGTAAAGTTTACCGCAGGTACTGCACCATAAAGTGAGTTATCATTAGTAACTCCATACTCTCTCTCATATCTTACAGAGTTAAGATTCAGAAAAGCATTGTATTCAACATCATTTACTGGTGTTGGAAAAGTAGTAATAGCTTGTGCACCAAGAGTTGCAAAGCGAGCTTTTTTAACCATTACCGAACGAATATTACCTTTACGGATAATACCAGATTCTACATAGCCTTTATCACCTACTTCCCAGATATCTGCATTTTGAGTAGCTTGAGAAACTGGTGTACCTTGTACCAATTTGATAGCTTGTACTTCAGTAGAATCATCTCCAGTACGAAGATATTCACCATATGTTCTAACAGCTGAGTTAGGATCCATACTAAGAGCACCAAGTTGACCATCTTTCAAGTTCAGCGCTGTTGTTGCAGTTGCAAAGTTTCCAGATGGAATAACTTGGTCGCCTTTGACAACCAAAATTGCTTCCATTGGCAATTTGTTAGTTTTTTTCATACTTTATTAAGTATTGATTCTTTTTGTAAATTAACTTTATTAGAGTCTTCTAGAGTTCGAGCTATATATTGTACAGTCATATCAACTAGAAGATCATGATAAGCTTCGGGTAAATCAGAAGTAACTTTAGGACTACCTGTACTATAGGCTGTAGTATCACCACCTGTAAATTCAAGTGAGTTATATCCACCAAAAAAAACCTTTACAGGATTTCTTAAGTATTCAATTTTTACATCAGTGATAGTATAATCTTTAGTATAAAGTTCCAGTGCGTTATTTTTAAATGAACCCAAGCATCGGTTCCACAGTAAGGAGGGTTGAGTGTTATTATCTGCCAGTTTAGTTTCTAAATCATTGATTCTAACTAAAGTAACAGGAATACGTTTTGTTGGACATTCAACCGGATTTACATAGGCTCGTAAAAAATGTCTATATTTTGGACTAAAGTTTAACAGATTTACAGTATAACGATTAGTACTAACTAATGTTGCATTGTAAGTAGTTTCTGGTACAATCAAAGATTGTAACATGTCTGTCCTCTGCTGAGTAACTTCAAATCCAAATTTATATTCTTTACTATTATTTCCAGAGTAGAATATTTCCACAAAATCATCAATTGATTTATTCACAGCATCATCTATAAATGCAGATGGAAAATCCTTTTTATGATTAGAGTTTATCTTATTCCATCTGAATTTAATTTCTTGGTGAATTCTATCTATTGTCATTCAATCCAGGCGTTTTTTGATTTTACTTCTTGATACAATTCATTGTACCAATTAGTTACAGGTTTCTCTACTGATGGATCAAATACCAACATTTCAGAAACAATGAAAGATACAAACTTATCGTAGTCTGTCCATTTATAAATGTTCTTTTCAGCAGAACGAGAATTCCAAACTAAGTACCCATCTCTATTATCTAATACTTTAGTATTTAGACCTTGTTGAATAAGATACTTTACTTCAAAACGTTGTTTACCTTCTGGAGATTTAAGTAATTCAACAACTTTATTGAACTTCTCAATATTCACCAACTGGTGACTTTTATCATTCAAGAAATTATTAAGAGCTTGTTTAACACCATCTCTAGGAGTTACACCTTTAATAATAGGTCTGTCTTGATATGTAGTTAAAAGACTAGCCACTTTATAATTCATGAATTCAGAAGCTTCCATCTGAAGTTTAATCTTTTCGTAATTGGCAATATCAATGATATCTTGTTTACGCATTTTCTCCATTTCAGCTTCATTCTCTTCAGAGATATAAAACAAGTGTTCTACTGGATTAGCTTCAAGTTTAGATTTAGCAATCCTATTGTGGACTTTAATCAATTGGATAGCCATTCTCTGTCGAGCTGTATCATCAACAAACCTATTAGGTCGATCAAAGAACTCTACAGAAAACTTCTCAATAAAAGTAGCCTCTCTGTTTAACAACTGAGAAGGTTGAAAATTCATCATGGTAGCTTTAGCCTGAGTATTATAATAATCTGGATCAACATTATCCAAGATTTCAAAATATAATTGTCTTGAAATTTGTTCTTGTTTCACAGTCTTAGTTATAATATCTTGCCATTTTGGAGATAGTGAGTATGTAGAAAATACCGTTTCAGAATCCATTTGGTAAATTGGATTTGGAATCAATTCGTCCAAACCTGTAATATATCTACCAGAATATACATCAAGAGGAAACTTAAGAGTTACAGAGGTTCCCACCTCTCTAGTCTTATTCATAGCTCTTGTAGTAGTAAGTTGTTTTGTCTTAGGATCAATAATTGTAAATACCTGTCTATCTCTACCTTGTGAAGCAATGCGTTGAACTGGACTTACAAATAATATAGTGTGATTTTTCATATCTAATTTATATTTCTTATTTCTAAATAAGGAAGAGGATTTTACAACCCCCTTCCCATATATTACTATCTCGATAGATTAGAGACTTAAGTTTAAACGAATTTGAGCTACACGGCTTACATCCCATACGTTAAGGGAACCGGCAATAGTACGATAGATACCCAACTCTTTGTTATTACCATAAGCATTTCCACCATCGGTGATTGCTCCAGTTTCAAAGTTGTAGATATTAGAAACAGTGTAATACTCTTCTACACCATCTTGCATAACCATACACATGTTTTGTCCGTCCATACCTGCAGGAGTTTGATTGGTGTTGCCCAAATCAAAAATATCCATAGTATAAGACTCAAGTGTATAATTTGTACCAGGTGCCAATTCAGGGAATCTAGAACGATCATCCTTAGTAGGATCATGTACGATAGAAACCTCAATACCATTCATCATTTTGATTTTGGTAAACTGAGCACCATACTCCAGTTCATTAGAGTGATAACCTTCAGGAGTACTGTTCTTTTGTGCAAACAATGTATCCACAGTTACAATAGAGCTATACTCTTCAAAAATCTTACGACTCAAGAATTGAATACCTGCTTCACCTGAAGCAATTTTAATCTTACGATCAGAGAAGTCCTTACGAGTAAGGAAGATGTTCTGGAAGAAAGAGAAAATATCACCAAGACTCAATGAACCATTATGCTCCAAGTAGTGACCATCTTTGACCAATTGGCGCCATCCGGCGGGAATTTTAATTGGACGATTGGTATCATAGTCAACAGTTTTTTGCAGTTGAGCATCTTCACAAGCCATTTCCCGATCCCACATGATTCTCTCTTCTAAGCGAGCTTCGATGTTGGTAATAAATGTACCTTTACTAATTGTCTTAGTTGACTTATCTTGAAGATTAGTTTGATATACAAAACCTGAACTTACTGCAGCACCTTTTTGTTTAGCACCAGCGATAGTATAGGAATCATTACCCATTTGACGACCTTCTTTACGACAAGCAATTTCAGTTCTGATAAACTTATCAGTGAATTCTGCTTTACGTGAGTATTGAGTAGTCCAGTTCATAAGTTTGAACATTTCACCATACTCATCAGGGCCATACTTAGTGTTCAATTCATCTGCAGTAAAACTAGTAGATTGAACACAGGTTGCACCTGGTTGAAGATATTTTACTGGAATCCAAGCATTCAGATCACCAGTTTGAAGTTCAACTTCATATTCTGTAGAGTTTACAGAACGTTGTGTACCTTGTCCGATAATACGAAGCAAAGGAAGATCTGCTTGACCAAGTTTAATATAAACTGGCTCGTGAAGATAATCACGGTCAAGAGCAATTTTAAATCTAACACCTGCTTTACCAGGAGTACTTGCAGCATCTACAAGAAGTTCTGTAAATCTGTACTCACTTGCAGTAGAACCCATCAAATACCAAGTATATTCATCAACTCCACCAGGAAGCATGTGTACTTGTTTCTGAGCTACAGTATAGTAAGTAAATTTTTTGTTAATCATATCCTCGCCAATTTTGGCAGAGAATAGTTGTGCGCCTTTAACACCAAAGTCAAAAGGCTTGTACTGACGAAACATAGCTGCGTGAGTAAAAGAGTCATAATATGACCCACCCCAATTAGCACGTTCGTGAGTTACGAGTGCGGAACGTCTATCCATTAAATTATGTTATTATATTAAACAAAAGGTTTAAATTCTTTAAATATATCATTTGTAGGTAATTCTGTACTTGATTTAGTTTTTGAGCTACTAGAAGAGAATCCAGATTTATTAATCTTATCTTTCAAACTAGAATTAACTCTAGCTTCTCCTTGTTTTCTAAAAGCTTCCAAATCAAATTCAGTACCATTAAACTTACCTAGCAAGTCCATCAACTGAACATATGCTTTAGGTGATTTTACTATTTGTCCTAAGATCTCATTTGTCTTAGGTATAATTTGTCTTACTTTATCTTGTTGTGGTTTACTCCAACCAATCTCTGATAAAGTTGTATTCACAGCTTTAACAAAATTCTGCTGTTCTAATTTTGTTCTTTGAACATCTTCTTCTTTTTCTCTAAGTAAGACATCAGTCTTTTTTTCTTTAGAGTTTAAAATCTTTTCTGCTTCTGACAAGAGTTCATCTGAATCTTCAAGGTCGTCCAATTGAGCTTGAATAGCATTGTTTCTTAAACCTTGATCTTTAAGATGTTTCTCTAAGAAACTTCTTGCAGAATCAGATGTTGAAATATCTGGAACATCTTCTTCTCCAAGATATTCTCGCATATAAGCTTTAAGTTCATCTGGTTCCAAATCAGTACCAGCTGCAGCAATGTATTTAAGAATTACCTGAGAATGTTCAGGTAAATCATTGATTGCAGATTTCAATAGTTTACTAGGTAGAGAATCAAGCTTCTCATCTATATATTCAAATGTTCCATTAAATGCTTCATCAGCTTCTAACAAACCTCTTTCGACAAGAGACTCGTAAGTTACTTTAGCTAAAGGATCTTCTTCTGGAGCATCTACTGATTCTTCAACTTGCTCCTCAGAATCTTGTTCTTCTACTTCTTCAGCAGTTTCATTAAAATCATCAACTGTTAAAATAACATCAGATGGGTTAACGTCTTCAAACGTGGGTAGTGTATTTTCCATAATTCTTTTTTGTTTAGGAACAAAAATACAGGATATAATTAGAAGTCTAAACTAATAACTCCAATTATACCCTATATTTTTGCACGTGTATTCCAACCAAACAAAATCTTTATTTTGCTGGTTTTTTGTTTGCCATTTTATTCTTGATTTTTAGCTCTTCTCGTTTAATATCCATAGTATCCTGATGTTTTTTCATATCAAGATCCAACTTCTTTTCTTTCAGAGAATGATCCATAATTTCAATTATATCCGGAGTTCCATCATTATCTAGATCCTTATCTTCTGAGAAACCTGAAGCAGATATAGCAGCAGCTGCAATCACAGTCTTACGTTTCTCTTCTTCTTTTAGAACTACAAGTTCTTTCTCTCTATCAAATGCTTTTATAGCACTCTCTTCTTGCATCTGTAACATCTGCTGTTGTTGTTGACCTTGTTGATCTTGTAACTGCATTGCTCTCTCATGCATCTTCTGCTCTTCAATCTGAATACGTTTGTGTATTTCTTCAGGACTAGCTTTGCTCACAATATCCTTAATGATCTGACTTACAGCTACAATACCTTGTCCTTGGTTCTGTGAAAATGCCTGAGCATTTTGTAACATGATCTCAGCATATCTTTCAAAGCTAGAACTAGAACTTAAGAACAATCCAATGTCAGTAGCTTCTAAAGAGTTAGGAGTAACTTGAAGAACTTGTTCAATATTCCCGGGTAACCAGTATTGAAAAGACATTTCACCTACATTCCTAACCATTAGCTGAGTCTCACAATAAGTTCTAAAATTAGCCAACCAATCATTAAGAGCTTCTTTCCAAATCAGAGAGTGAACAAAGAAATAAGGTTCTGTAATAGCATAACTTTGCTGAACAGCTTGTTGATTATCTGTTACATTAGAACCTTGTTGGAAACTAGCCAAACGTTGTGGACTAATCCCCATAGCCAAACTAATCTCTTGTTTGATTAGATCAGACAATTGATGTAAATTCATTAACTCCATTGCAGTACCTATTAAGTAACCACTGGAACCTGGAGATCTGGTAGAAGGTGGTAGTGCACCATAACTAGTTTGCGTACCAGAATAAATATCTTTATTAGTCTTTCTAAGAGTAGCTAAATAAGCAGAGAGTTTATCTCTAATTGGATTACCATCTATATCTTGACCTAGAGATTCAGGAATCTGGTCTACGTCAATACTTTGAATAGCACCTTGGTACTTAGCTAATTCCTTGTTCATTACATGCTTTACATACAGTAACTGTAAGTAAGGCGGAATAGCTCTCTGTACCAGGGACACAGACTTAGCATTTCTAGCATTGACTAGAGCACCAAATGTACTAAGACTAAAAGCCTCAAACGGTCTTTCTATATTAGTATGCTGATAAGGTACTTCTCTATATACTGGGAAAACATCATTACCTAATCTAATAATCTCATACTTTCTAGGTAACCAGATCTTTTCAGCTTGAAATTCTACACCAAAATCAACCCATATATATCTCTCAGTTTCCATGTCAAACCTATTAATAAACTTTTCTTTCTTAGCATTTTTTGGAATTTCAAAGTCTGAACTAAGAATAGAAGTTATTGGCTCACCATAGTCATCTTTATAAGATAGGAAAATTAACTCTTTATAAGCTTTAAACTCAAAGTGAGTTTCCCAAATTAGAGTGTTATTAGCACTAAAGCTAGTAGTAGATTGATTAAGACCAATTGTATTATCTACATTAGCTTGACTTTGACTAAGTAACAAATCTTGTCTAGTATGATCAAATACTAGCTCATTAGTTGCTCCTAAAGCATGCCTTTTGTCTATACCTAAACCAAACGACGTAGTAAGTTTTTCAATATCATCTTCTGACAAATCATAAGCATCCATAGCATCTACCAGGGAAACAGGTTTTTGATAAGCAATCCAACTTGACTTGTGAACGAATTTCTCATTAGGAGATTTATGCCAAACTACATACAGTGGATTACGTACTTCCAGCGTAGGTTTACCATGTTTCCATCCTGAGTAAATAAACATTCTATCTGCCACAGCTAGATCATTCATTGTATCAACTCTCTTGTCCAATACATCCTGATCATATGTACAATACTCTAATGCTTTATTATAGAAAATTTCTATCTCAGACAACCAATTCTTTTGAGCTAAATCCTCAGGTTCTAACTGAGTTCTTAACTGTTGAGTATACTCCTCTATTTGTTTAGGATCCATACCTTCCATTTGCATCTTCATCTTCTGCAACTCAATACCTAACTTTTCATCAACAGACTGATGAATAGCTTCAAACATCTTATCATTCTTAGATTTAATTGCATTAGCTGATAATAGCATCAAATGCAACTGATCTCTTCGTTGAACAATCTCACCTTTCAGTACATTTACTGAATTGTGTAGTTCTGGATAAGGTTGTATATCCTCATCCACTTCCCCAATATCATCTCCTAAAGGGTTACAAAAGTTTTTTAACATCGCTTTAAAATCCGTAAGATCATTATTAACAATCTTATATGCCATTAGCATAGATTCATAGTCATCCGAATTTGGGAGTAACGTTGGTAATGTGTGATGCAAATAGTCCTTAAACCATTGTCCATCATCAGCATACTTTTGTTTCTCACTATTTTTTAGTTTAATCATGTAAAATGTAACTTGTATTTATTAACAAGGTAGCTAGTGCAAAACTGTTAAGAAGTGCTGTGATAACTACATTGGTTGGATCTAACAAATTAGGATCCGATTGTTTTGTTTTAACATTAAAAGGAACAGTGTTAATATCTAAACTGTTGATATTAGCATTCTTTAGAATTTTATATAGGGGTGCTATTAAAACATCATTAAACTCTTGAGTAAAACTTGATTTATTTATAATATCAAATAACTCTGCACCAGCACCTTTAATATACCCACCTTTACATGCAGTTCTACATGCTCCAATAGCATCTTCAATCCTATCAAATTCTTCTTGAGCATTTGCCATTGTTCTACCACCTACATATATAATAGCTGAAGTTTGATTAAGTGTATCCACTCTTCGAGCAAAGTCGTTGATATCAAAGTCTTCTGTGAATCCTTCCATCTGAGCTTCCAATTGTTTAATCCTAGTTCTAATCTTTTTAGGTTCTGGATTATTATACAGTGTAAAATCTGTAGGAGTTACAGTGATTTTGTTAACTTTGTTACTAGAAATAAAAGCCTTCATATCTCTTACATTCTCTCTTACTCCACCACCCCATCCCGGGAGTTTGAGTAGACAAATGTCCAAGTTCTTAGCATTCTTATTGGTAAGTGTATACCTGATAAACGAATCAGAAAAGTCTTTAGCTATAATAACTAGAGGAATCTTCTGTTCATGAAAATCATTTATAATTTCAGCATTACCTTCAAAGTCAGACATCACATCTTCAGTAATCCAGATATATGGCTTTTCTGCTTGAAAAGTGCCATTTAATTGATTATTAAAATTAGGATGAATCAAGCCTCCTTCAAAGTTTAAACCTTTAGTTACTTCATAATAACTCTTTGGAGAATGTTCAGAAAGTTGTACCGAAATACTAGCTTTAAGTCCAACCTTTCTATAGATCTCATGAATCAATCTAGCCAAGGTATCATTCTTACATGAAGTAAGAGCAATATTGTAAATCTTATCCACAGTCTCAATTTTCTGAGACCTTTCCTTTAGAATCTCTACTACCTGATTTACTTGTGTCTCCCACTTTTCAAGCACCTCATTAACAGGATTCTCCTGACACAGTTTAAATAGTTTACTTACAAACTCTTGTGTAAATAGAGAAGTAAGTGTGGTACCATCACCACATTCCTTAACAGTTTTATTAGCTGCTGTAATAAGCATCTGAGCACCAGCATCCTCTTCAGGATCTTTAAACTGAATCTTCTTAGCTACAGATACACCGTCTTTAGTAAACTGTAGAGCTTTATTTTCAAACATAAGTACATTCTTTCCAGAACCACCCATGGTCGAAGTTATAATATCAGATGCCTTTCTAATTCCGTTCAGTACTTTCTCTACTGAATTATTGTTGTTCTCTAATCTTTTCATTTAATTTTTTTATTCTATTTAAAGTATCACCTTGTTTAAAGATGTTAGGATTCATACTGAGTGCTGCCAGTGGATTGTACTTAGGTTTATTCTTTTCAGATATAACCTGGTGCTCCAACTCTTTAAGAGCTAAAGGAAAACCTATAAGTGCTGAAACAGCATCAAAATTTCCTTTAAGAGTAAATTGCATTAACTGTTGTATAGTAAACAAACAAGGATAAGTTTCTATTACCCTCAAACTTTTACCATTAAACATAGTCTTTGACAATAACCATTCTGCAGTATCATCTATCATCTCAATTTTATCAATCTGATTTCCAACTGTAAATCCATATTCAAGAACCTTGTTTTGATATATAGAAGAACCTTTCTCTTTGTTAGGTCTAATAGCTAATAGAGCCATTTTCTTCTTCCTCATATAATAACCTCTTACAGAATCTCCTCTGTTAGCCTCATACCACAATCCTCTAAGCGGATTACCATAGTAAGCTAAAAGCTTCTCTTGATTCTCATAATAAGCGTCTTTACCATTTGGGTGTTTACCTATATATGTAGCCACTAAGTAATTTCCATTATAACCTTGAGAAGTGTACTTAGGATTAAGGAATACTTTAGTTACTCCTAGAGATCCACCTTCATCTAAGTTCTCAGATACATAGGGGTCATATGTCATGATGTACATATCATTTGGTACTTCACCTCTAACAATCTGAGGTTTTTCATATATAGCTATACCTCCATCTAACTTAGTAATTGTTCTATCGTAAGGAAAAGATTGAAACAATTCAGTATCTGGACAATATTCTGCTCTTACCCCATTAAGTTGTTTAGAATCCCATATCAACTTAGTAGGTTGAGCTAACTGTTTAAACAACTGATTAGTCAATAACTCTCTTTCCCTTTCCATCAATTCTATCTGAGGAAAATATGAACCTTTATTACTGATCCACATATCCGATGGGACAATAGGATAGTTCATTTTCTCATTATATAGAATAGCTGGATCATCTTTACTAGCTGCTTCTAATCTACGTTGTTCATAGTGTTTGAGTGCTTGAATTAAATTAGTATTGCCATTCTTATCTTTAAATCTAGTCTCGGTAAGATACGCAGGAATAAACAATCCTATCTTAGTTTCTGAAGGTTCCCAAATATTTTCAAACTCCAAGAAGTTATACTCTGCAGGATTTTCAAACACCAACTTAGTTTGTTGTACTAAATCAATATTACCTGATGTACCAATAGCTATTTGTACACCAAACTGTTCACCATCTACAGATACTGTACCTACGTTAGATAAAAGAGCATCTCTAAAGTTTGGCATCAAACCAATCTCTTCATAAACAGATACTAAGTATCTACCACCTGCACCAGCCTGTGTACCATCTTGCTTCTTATCAGAATAGTTAATATGGTACATTGCTGTACCAGTACCTTGAGTTACCCAACCTCTTGCTGTTTCTACTTCATACTCATATCTAAACGGATTCTTCTTATTACCTGGTTTAGCATCACCAACCCAATTTCTATAAAAGGGACTTGGTTCATATATATCAGAATCAGGTGTTCCGTAGACTCCAAGATCTTTTTCTGTACCAAGATAATTTAATCCTGATACAATTTTGTTCACTAAGTCAGAAGACTTATCTGTTATACCTGCACCTACAGCTACTGCTGCAATTGTAGGATTTTCCAGTGCATTTCTAGTATACTCTTTAGCTCCATCAAAAGTTAGAGTTTGAGCACAAATTCCAGCTACTGAGTAAGATTTACCGCCCTGTTTGGACTATATCTTCACCTTCAGCATTACCTGTTAAGGGTTACGTTTTATAAAACTAGTTCTTGCCCCACTTTAATTTCAGTTTTATACATCATTGAAGGATGTATATAATCTTTAATTAAATCTATAAATTTTCTTGCTTGTTTAGTGCCCATCTGAAGTCTAGTAAAACCTTTATCTTTAGCTATGATCCATTCAATATCATACTTTCTTTTAAAGAAATCTATTATGACTTGATTTTCAGTTTCGGACAAATATGTATTTAATGTACATCTTGCAATTCTATATCTATAAGTACCTCTAGAGGTAAGATATTTTGCATTATACATATTTCCATCATCCATATACCAGATGGCAATACCTTCCAATGTAAGTCTGTTTAAAACTTTTTTAGAAAATGTTTTTTTACCACCTTCATATATAAATGAATAAAGATCTTTCAAATACGGATGATTTCTCTCAAATCTTAGAGATGTAATTTTACTTCTTCCAGTCTCCTCCTCCATTGACCAAGAACTTCTTTTTTTATACTCTCTTCCTGAAGTACTACTTAAAGCTTTAGACAATCTTTCCACTTTCCACAAAAAGTAATCTTTTTGTTTAATAGAGTGTCTAAGTAGAAATCTACATTGTGGAGTATTATTAACAATTCTTTTGTTAATACAACCATCCCCTAATACACAAGCAAGTGTAAAATCTTTTTCTTTTTTTGTCATCTTAACGTATGTTAAAGATTTAATGAACTAATTTTTAGTCTCTGAACCTTACCCTTATTTTCACTTAGGGTCTTGGCTGCTGATTGTAACATCTTTAATTTTTTAACTATCACACTTGTCATTTCTAACTATGTTGTAGTATTAAAGATTATGTTATTTTCCAGCAATTTACGTAATTTGTAGTAATTATTTCTAATTACCGAGGCAACGGTGTTTACCTCTGGCTCCAAATGGACTCAGGTTTCTAGCAGGATTTGTATAAAGAGGTCTACCAAAAGCTTCAGTGTGAATCTTTTTTAAATACTGTCTAGCATCTATGTAATTCTTGCATTTACCATTTTCTCTATGAATGTTGATAAATCTAGTTCTATCTCCTGCGTTTGGTGACTTACTTAACTCTAAGTACAAGTCATTATCTACTAGAGCTAAATCGCAACTGTTCTCCGGATCATCTTTAAACCCTGAGAATCCCTGAGCTTCAATATAAGAGTAGTGTATTAACCAATCTAAATCTCTTAAGAGAGGTTTGATTGCACGTCTAATCTTAGAACCTCTTTCTGTATGCTCAAGTTTAAAAAAGTTAGAATAAAAGAATAAAGTTGGTGGCATAAACCTCCATCCACCATTATCATAAGCCCATAGACCTTCAATACAATACTGAAAGTACTTCTTCCAAATACTAATGTAACTTGGATGATCTGGGTGATAGTTAGGAACTTTGACTAGAAAGTTATTAACATCTTCTATCTTAACTAGATCCTTTTCCAGGATTTCTATGTTTGTAATCATTTCATTATTTCTTCTACAATATATCCTAGTAGATAAGCAAATGCCTCAGAAGTTTCCCTACAATGCTCTATCCCAACTCTTTCCATTATAAACTCTGTAGCATGAAATGCTTCATGAGATACAATAGAAACATCTGTGCACTTATCAGTACGAAGTAATATAATTACACTTCCGTCTGGTATAATTGCTGTATATCCAGGATTATCAAACATGTCTGCCGTTATAATCTTTAATGTATCCTCAGATATATTAGTTAGATCATGATAAGCAGTCTCATAAGTAAATCCTTTAAATACATAAATATGACTAGGATATATAGTTGCGGATATCAACCGCAGGTTATTTGTATATAATTTCTTCTTCAATGTATTTATCAATATCCTTGATTAATTGATCTGCTCTCAACTTTACATTACCAAGCGAATAGTCGCTTAAAAAAGTTGCAAGCTTTCTGCATCTTAGTAAGATGTCTATCATTTTGTTCTTGTTTAGGTTTAATTATTATTCTTCATCTGGTAATATTAATCCTTTCTCTCTAGCTGTTTGTTTTCTATTTCCCCAAACTCTAGATTCAGATTTATTTTTGTGAAACATCTTATCTACCTTTTCAAAATCTTGGTAGATTTTAGGCATCTGAGACTTTAGTTTAATTATCTCTCCTACTGATGTAATATTAATCTCTTGCTTAGATAAAAACTGAGAGATTTCTATTAACTGATCTTTTTGTAACTTATAAGCCAATTCATCTGCTGTAAGACATAAGAACGGATACTTCTCTAGAGCTTCTACTATAAGTGGATGTTCTGGATCAAAGTTAGTATTAAAAGACTTACAAATACCTAATCTTTCTTCCTTATCAAAGATCCTGTAATACTTGTTGGAGTCCTCATCTGGATCTGTCATCCATAGTACACACCACATATCCTTAGAACTTTGTTCTTTATGTTTAGTCTTATCTGCAGTATACATGTCTGAGAATGGAGCTACATAAATCATATGTGGATTTAGTTCCCAGAAGTTTCCTGATTGACTCTTATTTATTGTTGAAAATGAACTCATCTATCTATATATTCTTTAAGTATTTTCCTTTCATTATCATTAAGATACATGAAGGAAGAAATTAAATGTTCGTAACCATACTTCCATAATCTATTCCATCTAGGATAATAATATGTCAGATAATGACAGTCTGTCTCATTAACAGTTATAATATGATTCCCATCATATATAGCTTCTAATGTATTATCCTTAGAGTAATCCATTAAAAACTTTAACATGCATGGATGAATTCCTTGTTTGTATCTATCCTCTAATTTCTTCATCTAATGTTAATTTGAACAGTTCTGGAAATAGATTATAATCTTGTTTAAACTGCATAAGCTCACAAAATTTACTCCAAGCTATATCTGAATCACCAAATACTTCTTTAAGTTCTCGTGCCTCATTTAACAGTTCTTTATATTCTTTACTATCCTCTATCTTCATACTTGTACATGAGCTTTAAGTGTCAGATCATCTATAGAATCATCAGAATACACTATCATTATAACCTTATTACTATCTTGTGACTTAGGATAATGTTTCTTTACTTTCCAAGTTACTCTTAACATATTATCCTTAAACGTGTAACCAACACAGTTACAAAGAGGCTCAATTGTTTGAACCCCTTTGTTACCGTTGTAAGTAAAACTTGTATTAAGAATAGCACCTTGAGGAACTGTACCAAAATCATGTTCTACTTTATTCCACATTTAAAGTTTAGCTTGGATTAAGTGATACTGAATAAGAGCATAACCATAATGAGAATTAGAAATATCCGTAGGTGGTAAATGCATCATTGCATCTGGGTGTACAAATGACTGTTCAATTTTAATCATTGCATTAGCACCTGTGCCTAGAACTACCAACTGAGTAGCTTTACGAGAGGTCTTTACAATATCTCCAGGCTTAAGTTGATTAGATTCAGGAGCTGAAATAATCACTGCCTTATCTGCAAATGGATAATCTGTTTCTAATTCTGCAGATTTTCCAACCCCAGAATTAGTTGGTACAGGTACAAACTCTTTAAATGGCATTACCAAATTACCAATCTTTGTTGGTTCATGTAAATAGAATCTTACCAAGATCTCATGTAAAGGTTTTACAGAAGTGTAAAGTGGATCTAGAGTTGTAAGCTCGTTGTTGTACTTCTGTACTTGCTCCATATACTCCTCAGTATATTTAAAAGCATGAATGTTTGATTGGGCTACAGCTACTTGCTTACCCAATGGATCACTTGACTGATTTTCTTTCATGTGATCAAGCATTGTCTTCTTGCTGTTCGGTTTGTTTTTTCGTAACATTGTTGACATTTCTTTTATATCTTTTTAAATTGTTTACTATAGTCTGTCTTAGTGA